GAAGCGGATGTTGGAAAAATACCTTATTATTCATTCAACTCATAAGCGAGTATCTTCCACACATTGTTGATCTTTCCGATTACGATCCGGTTGAACATCATCGCTAAACTCCTCTTCCTTTCAACGTTGCTCATGTTATCCCACTCATTACGGATATGAAGCAACCTATCTACGATTTCCTTACGATTTCCCTTACTGACATTCTTCTCAGGTAGCTGATCCAGTTCCTTCTGCAGCTGAGCTAATTGTGCCTGATCACCATCAATCAGCATGCTATACTCATCATAGGACATTTTATTGTCACCCATAGCTTTAGCCCATTTCATTCTACGTTCTTTACTGTCGGCCATCTTCTTCGTTATACGCTTACGTTCTTTCTCCACATCAATTTTAGTTGGTTCAATCACCTTATCCACATCTAAACTGGCATCTGATATTACGTCTATACGGGCCATCAGAAGTTTAACGAGCTTTGATTCTGTTATTTCAGAAGCTTCACAATTCATACTAGCTCGACCTTTACCATTGCAACGATATCCATGGTAGATCGTTTCCTTGTACTTGCTCATCTTGCCATTGTAAGACCTACCACATATGGCGCATTTGACGATTGTTGAGAAAGGGAAGTCATAGGGTGATGTGCTCATAAATCCGTCTCTAACGCGTTCCTTGATCTTCTGTACCTGTTCAAATGTTTCAATATCAACAATAGCTTCGTGCATGTCTCTGACGATTATACGTTTCTCTTCTGGATCATCTGCTTTCTTCCAATGAGCAGCACCAGTATAGGTTAAATTTCCTAGTACAGAATCAATCATCTTCTCAGACCATTGTACGCCAGTTTTAGATGTTATACCGCGACTGTTCAGATTCCTAGCTATTTTGTTACGTCCCCATCCTTCTATTCGCCACGCGTACATTTGACGCACTACAGTGGCTTCCTCTTCCTTCAAAATTAACTTTAGGTTGTCTCCATTCTCATAACCATACGGCGCGTTAGGATTGCTCCTAAGACCTTTAGCGGCACGTTTGGACAATCCCTTATAAATCTCTTCACGAAGGTTGTCTAGGTAAATCTCAGCGAATATTCCCGTCATGTAAATGAATATCTTACCCATTGTTGACTTGGTGTCAATTTGTTCAGAATATCCATTGATAATCAACCGTATGTCCAGCTTATTTATGAGATCGATGAGGAAGTATAAGTCACCCATATTACGCGTGAGCCTGTCCAGCTTATGAATGATAAGCGCGTCGAACTTGTGATCTTTCATATCCTTGATAAGCTTTTGTACACCAGGACGATCTAAGTTACCCCCACTTTCACCTGGATCTGTGTACAACTCATGGAATACCCAACCACGTTTTCCAATCTCCTGCATGAGTAAATCTTCTTGTGCTTCGAGGGAGAAACCTTCGATCTGGCGATCACTCGAGACCCTAGTATATACAGCTGCTCTAATTTCTTTGATTAGCTTGTGTTCTTTTGCCATAGTTCCTCCTTATAAAGAAAAGCCCCGGAGGGCCTATTTGTTTTCGTTGATTTTTAGATTTTCATTAAATAATTCAGTAGCTTCTTTATCACCTTTAAGAATAATATCAAGTATTGTTTTTTCAAGTGTATGTAGTCTACGTTCAAACTCTGATTCAGCTGTTTTTCTGGTGTCTTCAGCATCAGTGAGACCTAGTAGGTAGTCAGTATTTACTTTGAGGATTGTAGCTATTTTAGCTAGTGTCTCTAAATTAGGTTCACCTTTATTTTTTTCAAATTGATTGTAATACTGCTGTGAAACTCCAATTTCTTCAGACAACTCCTTTTGAGTCATCCCTTTTTTGTTTCTGGCTAATTTTAGACGTTCGGAAAAAATCTCCAAATAAAATACCTCCATGTATTGACTAAATAAACTATTAGCGATATTATACTGTTATAAGCGATAAGGAGGTGAGGGCATGAGAACAAAAAGTAAAGTAGCATATCTAAGAAGAGTGAGATTTTTAACTCAAAAAGAAGTAGCGGCAGAGTTAGAAATGTCGCAGCAATACTACTGTAAGCTGGAAAAGAATCCTGATGACTTTTCTTTAGGACTAGCTAAAAAATTGAAAATTATATTAGGTGTTGATCACATTGATGATCTTGTTGGTGATGTCATTTAACAACTATTTGTTTATTTTACACTTAAGGGTTTTAAAAGACAAGGAGGAAAGAAATGAGTACTCCAGGTAAAATGCAAAAAATCACCATTATGCAAACTTGGCGGGATGCATGGTGATTTTGAAACAAGGCAATGGCCTATTTAGTCATAATTATAACACAAAATGTGACTTGAATAAATCTGTTGCCTCTGATAATTACAAACAAATTTGAGGAGGATTTATAAATGGATATTAAAAACAGTGATTTGTTGATGGAGAGTAAAACATTGCGTGAATCAGTTATCGACCGCGTTGAAGTTCTAGATAAAGTTAAAAAATTAGAATTGTTACCTGATGATGTTAACTTAACAGTTGAAATGGGAGCAAGCTATTACGAAGTAGGTATTGAAGCGATTAAGAGCTTGATAAAAGATAACAGGAAAGAGCTAGAAGTAGATGGTCTAAGAACAATAAAAGGAGAGGAACTAAAGTCCTTGAAGGACCTTAGTTTAATCCCTAAAAATACACCTCACCTTATTACTTTCCCACGTAGAGCATTGTTGAGAATTGGTATGATGCTTCAAGGAAGCGTTATTGCTAAAGAAGTTAGATCTATGTTATTGAACAAGGAAGAAGAAGTTAGAACAACAACCGACTACACTTCTCTAAGTCCTCAACTTCAATTTATGATTCAAATGGAACAACGACATAACGCACTTGAAACTAGGTTATTAAATTCAGAAAATCAAAACAATGAATTAAAACAGTCAGTGACGCATTTGTCTCTTGTTGTTGATAATGAAATATTCGTTAATGACCACCAAAAAGCTGATATTCAAAATGCTGTATTCAGTCGTGTAGGTAAATTGACATCAATGGGTTATGAAACTCATTTCCAGTCTCTATTCCGGGCATTAAAGGTTCATTTCAATGTACCCAAATACGACAAGATTAAAAGAGTAGACTTCGACCGTGCTATTGAATTTATTAGTGGTTGGTTCCCAAAATTAAAAGAAGGGTCAAACTAATATGAATTATATTGAAGAACGTGCAAGAGAAATACAAAAAGATCAAGGTGGAAAGATTTTTTCATTCCCTGTTCATGAAGAAGACCCTTACTCTAAATATGCAATAGTAATAGACACTGGTGAAAATTTGATGGTATACCCTAACTCAGTGACAATTGAAGAAGCAGCAGCTTGTATTAAAAGCATGTTAGAAGCACTTAAAGATCAAGGTTTGGATCATGATTACAACCGACTTGTGCGTATGGTTTCGTATGATGCGCAGTTTAACTCCCCTAATGTCACTATGAGAAAATTAAGGAAAGATGAAAAAAATTTCATGAGTTCAGGAGTCCCACTAATGAAGGAAGGTGAGGACTTTTATAAAAGGGACGATGGAGAAGAAGGTTTATATATTAATGCTCGTGGTCTTATAAAATTCAGTTATTTAGAAATGCTGGATAAAAACAAAAATGGTGATAGATTCATGAGAAAATATTATGAATTACTATCATCAAAGAGGTACGGAAAGACAGCTTCAGCAATACAACAAGAAGTTAGAAGAATGGACAGATTATCTGGTATACGTTGGATCGAGAAAACGTATAAAGGTTACATAAAAAATGATAATGATGTTCTCGATATTATGAAGTCTATGATATAAATTTATTGGCCGTCTTTGTGGCGGCCTTCTTTATGGAGGAAACATGTACGTAATAGGACACGACAACGCAGTCTACGACATTGATGAAGCGGACATAATCTGCATAGAAGTACAAAGACCGACAGTCATCTACAGAACACTACACGGGACGTTTAGACGTCCCAGAACGGTCAAGGAGCATGTGCAGATCTATGGTCCACTGGGATTCATGCAGATCGACAAGAATAAAGTCACAAACCTGAAGATAATAGAGAAATACAGTAACGGTGAGGTCCATTATACGAACGGGTTAACGTATCCTATATCGCGCCGGAGAGTCAATGAGGTGCGTAAATACCTACTAAAAAATAGTCCTAAGTGACCGTTCATGTTACGCCATTGGTATCATATTATTCGCAAAATACGACAACATATTATTAAATTTCAGTGTATGATTAATATTAGATAAAAGCGGTTACATAGATAATCTACTTTATTATGAATGGCCATTTCTTGGCAGTTTATTGGCAGTTGAAATGCATTGAAAGCGAACATAAGTTCTGTTATATTTAGTACAAGCAGTCCGCTACGGACAAACGGAGGGATCATTCATGGAAAATGATCAGCAACAAAAAAAACCAGTCATAGACTGGCAACAGGTCTTCATATGTAATGGGTGGGACACAGAAATATTAAACGCTATCATTAATTCTGATTCTTTAGAAAACGAGTATAAGATAGAAGAGCTCTGACTTTGTCAGGGCTTATTTTTTTATCTCCACTGCTATGTATAAATTTATCCATAATTTCTTCATCCGTGTATGTATCAACGAGTTCAAAAATTGTAGTAACATCAAACGTTTCAGCTTGGCTTATATGTGTACTTCTTTCGTAAGATCCTTCTGCAAATTTTGGTTGTATGTATCCTGCCAATATCATTAATTCATCATAAGAATAGTTATAAGCTTTTGATAATGCCGATAGAGTTTCTGGTGTAGGGTTAACTGGAGAACCTGATCGTGGATCTATACCTTTCTCAACTATACTTAGATAGTTATGACTCAATCCAGCTCGTGCTGCCACCTCTCTCAAAGATTTATCACCTCGTAATCTCCTTAATAAATTTCCTAACTCACTCATTAAAATTCCAACTCCTATTCTGCTTTGTAATACGTTGTTATTACTAATGTACACCTTGTAGTACAAATGTAAAACAAAATACTTTGTAATTCATACTTGACTTATATGTAATTCGTGTGTTACATTCTTATCAAGGAGGTGTAACACATGGAGAACAAGCTAAGAGACACAAGAATCAAACGTGGGATGTCGATTTCTGAACTAGCAAGACGTTCAAATACAACTCGACAAACCATTTATGCTATTGAGAAAAGCGAAGTTAAGAACATCTCAGGTTACTTGATGTTTGCTCTCGCTGATGCACTAGAGTGCAATGAGAGAGAAATTTTTTTAAACAATATGTAACACATGAATTACTAAATAAGGAGGCTAACCAATGAGCATACGCCAATACATCAACCCCAAGCTCCAAAACGGCAAACTCATCTATCTAGAAGACGACGCAGACCGAATCACAGTAAAGCTAACAGAGACTATGTTAAACAAGTATGAAGAGTCACTGTTACGTAAGGAAGATAACAAGACGGAAGCTAGTTAGGCACTAATTCGTATCATCATACCACATTATTAATGACATTAACCAAATTTTAGCAAATAGGAGTGCTTATGATCGAACTAGCGATAGAAGAGATACTCCAGCAACTAGGAATCGACATAAGCAAATTCATACAGGAGGAACTACACATTGATCGACATCAAAGCACTACAGGACAAAATCCTGATCCTACAACATGACTTACAGGTAACACGACAGGGTTACTACAGACTTGCAAATGAGAACGCACAACTAAAACAGAAACTGGAGGATATGCACAATGAAAACCTTGTTGGAGCTTGCAGAATTGGAGATTGACGCGCTAGAACACGCGATACGGAACGAGAGTGACATGAACGACTATATATGTGACTTCCCTAAGTACACGTCTAAGGATCTATTGTACGTACTCACATCACTTGTAAAAGAGAATAAAGCGCTTAAAGCTAAGCAGCTGAGAGTAATTAAAAGGAGTGTGGCTGTATGACAAGAGAACAAGCAATCACCTACTTTAAAACTCAATCCTACGCCATTGAACTACTAGTAAAAGAGCTAGAAGGAGATAAGAAAGTAACGGTCGAGTGGATGATTGACCTAGTTGGAGTTAACGACATTCTGAAGGAAGTGGATGCCCTGTGAGTAGTTTCATCAAAGTAATGGTAGCAAGCGGAACAAAAATTAGAGTTAATATAAACCACATTATCTATTACGAACCATATCAAAAGGATGCATATAGCACAAAATATACTCGGATATACATTACAGCTAGTAGTGATGACTGTATTGAAACAGCAACTAACATTGCTGAAATTGACAAGATGATAGAGATGGCGGTTAAAAAATGACCCTATACGATGTGAACTTTATTAAGCACTTTTACCGAACTGAACCGGATGAAGAACTTCACAACAAACTAGTATTCACAGAGAGCAAATGGGAAAGAGAAGCAATCGAGTTGGAGCTAAAAAGGAGGTGTGAAGAGAATGGCAACAGTAACGAAATGTTGTAATGCAAATGTTGTACGTCATCACGGTAGGGAATATCCAGACGGTAATGTTTTCTACATCAGTACATCTTGGGATGCTTGTGAATTATGTCATGATGAGTGGCCGGAGACGATCGAGGAAGAGGAGGAAGAAATTCATGCTTACGCTGCCTACTGATGAGGAATACCGCTGGTTAGCAAGTCAATGGTACATGAATCGTAGGCAGAGAATATTGCTTATGTCTAACTCTAGAGGCAGAAAAAGAAAAAGGATCTTCCAAGGCAATGGAAGACCGACAAACGTTAACGATGATCTTATTATTTTACCACAATGCGAGGTAAATCGCTATGGAAACTAAATATAGGTTCGTAATAAAGCATAAGGAAACACAAAAATACTTTGCGGATACACCTGACTTCAGCACTAGAAAGCTGTTTGAAGCTAAGAGATTCTACGATGAATTGCACTACAATTTATGGCTTGCTACAAGCCCTTATGCAGTAGATAGAGATGATTACGAATTTATACAGATAGAGCAGACCATACAGGAGGTGACACCTCATGAGTGAAAATATGGATTTGTACGAGAAGGTCCGTAGAGTACCTGAAAATGCATTGAAACCTATCGTTGGTGGTCGTTTAAAGGGTATGTCAGATATAAACCCAATGTGGCGTATCAAGATGTTAACAGAGATGTTTGGTATATGTGGAATTGGCTGGCGAATTGAAATTGTTGACCAACGAATTGAGCGTGGATCCGGTGAAGAAATCGTATGTTTTGTAGACATTAACTTGTATATAAAGTCTGATGGTGAGTGGTCTTATCCAATACCTGGTATGGGTGGCAGCTCGTTTGTTACACAAGAACAAAGAGGTCCCTATACGAGTGACGAGTGTTTCAAAATGGCCTATACAGATGCAATAAGTGTAGCGTGTAAATCTCTTGGCTTTGCAGCTGATGTTTACTTCGAAAAAGATAGAACGAAGTACACGGATAAACAAGATACCAAAGCTCCTACAAAGCCTGTAGAGACACCAAAAGAACAAGAACAACCAAACACACCACAACCAGTTAAAATCGTCTCAGACGGAGGTCAGAACACGCATAAATTGATCTCAGAAGGTCAGGTAAAGCTAGTCGGAACGTTAAAGTCTCGTAAAAAGATTTCAGAGGAAGATTTCAGACGAATTCTAGCAGAACACAGCAACGGTAATACAGAAACGAAGAAACTTACAATGACTCAGGCTATCGCCTTGATTAACTTTTTAACTGCTTACGAAGTCGCGTAAACGTGAGACCTTCGGGTCTCCGTAATGTGAAGAAACATGATAGGAGCGTAAAAAGTATGGTACAGATTGAACACACTCGATGTGTCTGTGATCACTGCGACAAGCTGGGACCAGGGATCATTATCTCAGCAACTTTCAGAGAACATCAAAATGACAGCATACAACTTTGTTTGGAACACGCGAATTGGATAGGCAGTGTGTTAACTGAAGGTCAATCGAAATAAACGGGAGGGTTACATATGCCAACATGCGTTAAATGTGGTTACTGGGATGAAACAGATGCGGAGTTTGATAGCACTCGTACGATCTGCGAAGGATGCATGGAACAACCAAAACCTAGGGAGTTAGATCCTGTAGAACCTGACTGGGAAGAAGATGACTACGGGAATTTTAGACCGGTCTTTAAGTAACAAAATGAATAGGAGGTGTTCATATGAAATGTCCTGAGTGTGGCGGTGTAACCCATCGTCATCCCAAATATGTAGATTCATGTGGTAATCCAACAGACGCCTCATATTGGTCTTATTGCGTGGATTGTGATTGGGATGATTACGCAATTGTTTTTGAATTAACGGAAGAAACAAAATGAATAGGGAGCGTGCCTAAGGATGGATGAAAAATTGTTGAATGTTAAACTTGATAATTTTGATTTGAAAAGAATCAAAGAGGTATTTGCTTCAAGAGGTAACAATCCAGATGAAATATCAGAACTAGAAGTATGGTCCATTATTAGTGATGCGCTTATTGAATATAAAATTAGGCATGTTCCTAAGGTATCAAAATGAATAGGGTGAGTTCATGAAAAAATGGTTTTGCCGACATAACTGGCATACAGTCAAACCGCCAGATTGGAAGTATCCATTTTGGGTGGAATACTGCATCAAGTGCGAACGGATACGTAAGGCAACATATTGAATAGGAAGTGTTCATGAGATGGAATTATCCTATAACGCTTGGGTGAAGATGCAAATTGACAAGAATCCAAATTTCATGCAGAAGCCGATGTTGAAACGATGGAACATGTGGTTGGACTATTTACGGAGTATTGAAGAATCAAAATGAATAGGAAGTGTTCATGGAATGAAGAAAGTCAGAATGGACGTTTACGAGTGTGATAATTGCAAGCCGTTGTTTTGTGTTGAGTTAGGCGAACCATTCGAGTGTTGCCCTTATTGCGGACATGAATCCACAACGTATTTAAACACAATCGAAATAGATGCTAAAGAATCACAATGAATAGGGAGCGTGCATTGGAAATGGAAATCGAAGATAAAAAAGTATGTGAATACTGTAATGGTGACGGCGGTATAACAGCAGAGAATTTTGGTCATGTATTTAGCTTTGAGTGTCCTCATTGTAAAGGCACAGGCGAAGAAACCGAAGTATCAAAATGAATATTGAAGTACATGGGAGAAAAAACATGCTCAAAAAGCACATAGAATGCCTATACGCAGTGTGTTACTGGAAAGTGAGAACGGTGTGGATGAAGTTTAGGAGGATGGGGAATGCGTCAGATTAAGTTTCGAGCGTGGGATATCAATGATAAAAAATGGCATACACGAGTTCTTGTAGGCACTAATTGTGGTCATGCCATATATGACGAAGAACGGGGACAGTGGTTTGAATTTGATGAGTTTTGCGGAACTGTAGTGCAATTTACTGGCCTACAAGATCGCAACGGTAAGGATATATACGATGAAGATATTTTGAAGTTCGAATACCCCGTTGAAATCATGGACAATGGCTGTCACTCCATAGATGGTGAAACGATAATCATGCGAGTTGCCTTTATTCAGGGGTGTTGGATCGCTAAAGGTAAAGCTGTAAATTACGAATTTCTGTTGCCACTAGGTGAAATTAACTTATATGAGTTATTCGAAATAAAAGCATATGGCAAGTATCCAGTGAAAATTAGTGTAATTGGTAACACTTTTGAAAATATTGAGCTACTGGAGGCCACCCCATGATATCCAAGCAGAAGCTACTACAGTGGATTGAGGATAAGAGGCACTCTTTTACAGGTCCATATGATACGAAAGACGATGAAATGTACTGTAAAGGCGCTAAGAGAGTTTTGGCCAGATTAGAACAAGTTATTGAGCTAGGGGAGTTTGAAGAAGAGGGATCTAATCCTTCTTCTCCTTCAACTGCTTCTCATACACCAGCAGATCACCAACAGTGCAGTTGAAATAATCGCACAACTTCTCAATAGTTTCATAATCGATACGCACATTAGTACCATCGTACAACCTAGCCAAAGCCGGTGCACTAACACCGGTTTCTCTAGATAATTTGTTTAAACTTCTAATTTTCTTCTCAGCCATTAGTAAGGCCAAGTTACTTTTTATCATAATCATCACCTATTTTTATCATAACCACAATTACCAATTAGTAAATACTATCGGTACAATCATAACGGTAACGTTACAAAAATAACGATAGTGTGATATAATAAAAGCATGATATCAGATAAGGAGGTATTCACATGACAACAAAACCATTCTTGCTCCGTTTGGAACCTGATATGCATAAGGCGCTGAAAGTGTATTGCGCTGAAAAAGGTGAATCCATGCAGGACTTTATCATGAAAGCTATTCAGGATAAGGCTAAACAAAAAGTATTTACCCCAGAACGATCGGCGGTGTAATGGTGGCTAAAGATATATTCTACTTTTCCCATGATTCCAATGCTAGAAGAGATCCCAAAATCGTTGCAATGAGGGGCGTTTATGGGAGTTTAGGATACGCCTGGTATTTTATGTTCATCGAGATGATGAGAGAAGCTGATGGATACAGGTTAGAAATGAAAAGTAAATACGCTTTTAATGCGTATGCATCAGAATTTCAATGCGAACGCATTACGATCGAAGAATTTGTGCATGATTGTGTTGAAGAATTTAACTTGTTCTCATCGGATGGAACCTATTTTTGGAGCGAATCATTGATGAAAAGGATGGATAAGGTGCATGAAAAGTCTGAAAAAGCTAAAAAATCAGCTGCTGTAAGGTGGAAAAAAAGCGATCGCATTGCGAACGCATCGAAAAGTGATGCTATAAATAAAAGTAAAGTAAATGAAATAAAAGATAATTTATTATCACTTATTAATCAGAGTGAAATTAAATACGAAAAAGATGAACAGCTCGAAATCATACTATCTTTTGTAAATGTAATGGATGTTGAAGTTATTGAAGATGTTATAAACCGATCCAAAGGCAATCACATTAACTACGTAAAGAAAGCGCTTAGGAATCGAATGAATGAAGGTAACACCAAAAAGGAAAGTATTAAGCCGGCTTTCGTATCTCATTCAGAAAAAGAAGCTGTAATCCAACAACGACTAGCAGAAGAACGGAAAGAAGCAATACCACAGTCATTTAAACCAGAGTTTGAGGAAGTGAGCGCATGAACGAGGCAATCATTGATCAGGAACAATTTACAGATGTTGAAGCAGAGCAGATGACGATCGGTGCATTACTAAAGTCACCAGATACAATGGACATCGTATCGTCAATCCTCTCTGAAGCAGATTTCTCATATCCGCAGCACATCACCATATTTGGAGTTGCAAAGGAACTATACGAAACTAATAACTTTTCCATTCATACCGTTAAAACATGGTTGAAAGATCGTAGCCTATTGGAGTCGGCCGGCGGCGTGGAGTATATCAATCAGCTGAGGCTGTCAGTTCCGACTATGGCCCTTGTAGAGTATTACGCGAATAAGGTCCGGGACATAGCGATTAAAAGGCGTGGAATGCAATTATCCTATGACATTCAAGATATTACCGTTAACCAAGATTTCTCGAACATACAGGAATATGTGTCCGCGGTTGCTAGCAAGTTCAATTCACTGGACATGACGAAAAAAGGACAGCTCATTAAGATTAACGATGTCGTGGTCAAGCAGATAAAGAAGAAGGTTAGCGGCGTAGTCATCAAGTCTCCAAAACTAGGGTTGCATGACATTGACCAATGGATGAACGGAATTGGCCGTAACCGGTTGATTGTAATTGCCGGCCGTCCAGGTACAGGTAAGACAGCACTAGCACTAAAGGCAGCAAGAAGCATAGCAAAGCAAGAATTCGGACCGGTAGCATTTTTCTCAATGGAGATGGAGAAGGAAGAGTTGGTCGATCGGATTCTATCGGATGTATGTGGGATCCCATTCACACAAGTTCAAAGAGGTGAGCTTGACCTACGAGAAAAAGACATTCTTTTGAAATCAGAAGGTGTAATGACAGATGTGAGTCTGTTTATCGATGACACTCCGCGTATGGATATGGGGTATATCTCAGCACAGTGTCGGAAGATGAAACGTGAACACGGTGGACTTGGTGCGATCGTAATTGATTACCTGGGACTTATTGAACTTCACCAGAAGAAAAACGAAAGCAAGTCGGATGCAATCGGTAGAGTGACAAAAGAATCGAAAAATCTTGCTAAAGAGATTGGATGTTCTGTAATCCTACTTTCCCAAATGAACCGTGAGATTGAAAAACGTGGAGTTAAACGGCCGGTACTATCGGATCTACGGGAATCAGGAAACATTGAACAGGATGCAGATATGGTTATCTTCTTACACCGAGATGATGAAAAGTCATCAGCAGCAATGGCACATGTAGACTTAATCGTTGCGAAAGGACGGCAAACTGGACTAGCGGACTTTGAACTAGCGTTCTACGGCATGGTTCAGCGTATGACGATGATGGTGAGAGCGTGAATGAAGATGAACTCGAACAGTTTGACTACCACAACGAGCAATACCATCTAATCTTAGAAGGCGCGTACTTGATGGATCAAATAGACGAGTGGTCATATCACATGCTTAGAAGGATAGACATTGAAAATATGAATGACCAAGAGGAGGCATATAACACAATGATTGGATGCATAGAGAAAAATAATTTAATGGACCGGATAATCAAAGGTGCTGAATTGATCGAACTTGAGAAGGACCCAGCGATTAAACGAAGATACATTGACGTATACGAGTCTTTGATACATGAACTTGAACGACTTAAATCAGCTTAAAACTAATGTTTTACTAGCTCCGCAGGATAGACATATCTTAAATTGGCTGAATATTCGGAATATGGGAGGTCATTAATGTGGTTCATTTTTATAACATGGCTATCAATGAAAACATTGAACTTGATGAACGGTATGTGGCTGTAAGGAAAATGCAGCAACTTAGGAAAGTGGAAAAGTTCACGCAGGAGAGACTTAAGAAGAAACGTGACTACCAAAAAGAGTATAAGCGGAGAACACAAATCGAAGCGTGAGGTGAGTCCATATGACAAGGAGTGAAATCACTAAATCATTAGAGGACCGTAGAGTAAAACTAGGTTTAACAAAGCAGGAACTAGCTTATAGGTGCCAGATTGATATTTCAAACATCAGCAAGATTACTACACATCCCAAGACAAAGGGATATCACGTAGACACGTTAATCTCGATTCTTGATGTTCTTGGTATGGAGCTAACAGTAAAGATAAAGGGTGATAACTAGTGATGATTCGGGACATGATCGCACAGGAACGTAAGAGGCAGGATAAGCTGCATCCTAACTTTCCGAAGGAATTACGTTTGGCAATTCTGGTTGAGGAAGTCGGAGAAATAAGCACAGCATTGCAGAACGGTGATATTGAAAATCTAAAGACTGAGTTGACACAAACAGCAGCTACCGCAATTCGTTGGTTGGAACACATCAAGAAGGAGGAGTCAACATGATGACTATATATCACCGTGGGAAGTTACTATCACGTGCATGGGACTACGAGGATCTACGTGAGAAGTTAGAAAAGTATCGTTGTTGGTTCACTCCACTGGAAGTGAGGTACGATCGATGATCGAATTCATAGTGTATGGTGAGCCAGTGGCCCAAGGTCGTCCAAGAGCTGGTAAGACAAAAAGTGGTGACGTGGTTATGTACGATCCTGGTAAGTCTAAGAATTATAAAAAGTATGTGAGTGCAGTAGCAAGTCAGTACAAGCCAAGAGAATTAATAGAGTCACCTGTATCACTGACTGTGAAAGTATATCGACCAATTCCTAAAAGTTTCAGCAAGGCAGATAAATATAAAGCCCTACAAGGCGTTTTAAGGCCTAAGAGTAAGCCTGACCTATCAAACTATATCAAAGGGGTAGAAGATGCCTTAGAAGGGATTCTAGTAAGGAATGACAGCCAAGTAGTGGACTATGGTGAGAGTGGAAAGTGGTATTCGGATGATCCGAGGATTGAAATAGTGTTGGAGGTAGTTGTATGAGAGATGATCTCGATGCAGCTAGAGGGATTTTCAACGGGGTGTGCATAGGGTTGATGATGTGGTTGGTCATTTGGGAGGTGGCGTTATGGATCCGATAGCTGTTGTCACATGGTTTGATGGGAAAGGTAAGGAACGCGTGAATAGGTGTATAACTCACTATGATATGGAGCAGCTGATTACGAGATTAAGAGAAGGTGAACGTGTATATTTCATCTCGATGATGAGTCTAGTACATCCATTGCCCGTTAAACGAGTTAGAAGGCGTCGTGTAGCGATTTAAATAGTTTTGACGATAATATGTTTGTTCTTAAATTTAAATGTCTGATAGAGGCGTATATAAGCTAAAGAGATGAATGAGAGGTGAAAGATATTCCGAGAATCAACATGGATAAGAAAAGGATAGAGAGAACTAAACCAAAGATGTATGAGTGGTTGAGAACACGTAAGAGAAAATTGAAAAGGTGTGATGACCATGAACCTAGCAAAGTTGGCAAAGATACAAGACTTTGACCAGCGTAAAAAGATCATGATGTTGCTGCATAAGTTTGAGCGAGAGGATGATAAAAATAGGATTGTGGATCGGTATATAAAAGAGGTAGAAAAATGGCGAAAAACGTAGGAAATTCGAGTAAAATGGAACTTATTCACTATCTTATATAGGCGAAATATGGTACAATTATAGGTAGAATATAACAAAAATTCGGAGGTTTTTTATGTCATTAACGTCGGAACAACAACAAGATTTGAAACAGGAATTGGATTTCACAAGAGAGCGTATGAGCACACTAGAAGTTGATTCAGAAGCATATAACGTACTAGCACAACGGGCCGATGAAATCATTTATTCACTGCAATCTGGTGACTTTGAAGAACGGATTAAGAAGCAGGAAGAAACGGTACAGGCGATTAAGTTGCCACATGACTTTAGTGAGTTATTCGATGATCACCGGGCAAACGATATCATCATTGAGTTGATTAAGCAGTTCCAACGTCAGGCTTATGCCGATCATAACGAGGAAATTGTGAATATCATCTCTGCACATAAGCAGGATCAAGAAGCGACAAAACAACAGATTACTGAACTGCAAGATAAAATTGCTGTGGATGCGCAGGACCTATACAATTGCCACCAAACTATCTTCCAACTGAATTTTGAGCTAGAAGATGTTAAAACTAAACGTGATGCAGCTGTAGAGGCCAAAGAAGAGGCAGAGCAATTGTTGCATGAGAAGCAGCTACACCTAGATAAATTGCAAAATGAGATTGCAAACGGTGCTAAAGAAGCTGCCAAACCAGTAGAAATTACGTTGACTGATCGTTTGTCAGAACTTGTAGAGCAAAGTAAGAGCGCGAAGATTAAATCATCGTTAGAATTAGCGTTAGAACGTACAGCTCCAGTGCGTGGAACTGTTGAAATCACTAAGCCAGTTGGTAGCCAGTTTCGCCCTGAAACCTCTCTTGATGGGGTTGTGGAAGTTCCTGACTTAGGCTTGCAGTTTCCCGTTATACCCAAAGCAGAAGTACCAACCGTATCAGTACCAGGGGATATCGGACAACCTGAGATTGAAGAGGATAGCAGAGTCACGAAGGAGTATCTTGAAGCGAGACTTGCACAGTTCGCTCAGGAAAATGGGTTGGTAGTTAAAATAGCGTCCTAATCGGGCGCTTTTCCATAGGAGAGTGCAGTATGGATCACAGACATGAGTACAGTGAGCAAGATGGTAAATGGGTGTGTGAGTGTGGAAAGTTAATTCCTGATGATCTCCTAAATGAACCAAACATACGGTTCAATGAATTGGTGGAGATAATTAGAAAAAACGGGAGCAAGAGCGGGTTCACAATTAAAACTGGAGTATTAGATTTCACTGAACATAGGGAGGGATAACCGTGGAAATAGAATGGCTAGGACATGCAGACATTGAAACGTACTACACTTCCAAATACAGTTTGCTTGAACTACTGCCTAACATTGTAGAAGAAAATCACAAAGCTCATGTAAGGGCTATGGTGAGGGATTGTGAGTATATCATTGAGTGGCTTGAAACTGGACGTAGACCGGGTAACAAACGCGGTGTGGAGCGTCTAGCAGCGTATCAACGGGAGATACCAAGTGAGCTGATGGAACGATATGCGAATCCACCTAAGCCAGTGGAGTTTCATGATGATAACAAGTATTACCATCTCGAGTACGTGCTGACACTTCTTACTGAGCGTGAACGTGAGTGTTACGAAATGCGTATCGGTGGAATGTGGAATGAACATGATATTGCGAGGAACCTTGGTATCACTAGAGGTGCCGTGCAGACTTTCATTCGGAGAGCTGAAGCAAAAGTTAAGAAGCATAAGAATAAGCCAATACCATTGAGCCTAGTGATCTAGGTTCTTTTTTTATGTCAATATATGCATACATTACTCTATATATTGTGTAAAACATGCAAATCGTATTCATTTCGCCACTATAAGTGTAAGGTAATATGAGTACTAAGTAGGATTGCGTATGAATTGTTTGTTTTGCAATATCGAGACAGAAGAGAAGATTGAGAAGGATAATATAGTCATTATTGCACATAGTGAATGTTTGAAAGATCGTAAGAAACAGTTAAGGACTAGGGATTATGTGAAGTGCTTGCTGTATGAGAATGAACTACGTAGGTTAGGGTAATGTGAATTTGGTATCCCTCCTCTTGAGGCCTGGCTAATAGCTGGGCTTCTTTTTAATTATAAGGTGGTGAATGACATGGGAAGAGGTCCGACAATCTCTGATGAATTGAAAGAGCAGATAAAAACTGCTTTAGCTTCGAACACTAATGTGCGCGAAATAGCTAGACAATTCAAGGTTGCGCCGTCTTCTGTCATGAAGATTCGTGATGAAAAGCCAGATGAATTCGAACAGTTACGAACAGATAAAAGACAGGAAATGATCGACAAAATTTGGGAAACATTACAGGATGCAGCTGAGCTAGGACACTCAATGATACGAGATGCTAAGTTAGGTAAACGTGAGATACCACTAAATCAGATATCCACGTACTACGGTACTCTATACGATAAACGTGCTCTTATGCTTGGTGAATCCACGGCTAACACAACTACGACAGTTAAGTTAGAAGGTGATCTTGATCTATGGTCCAACTAACACTGAAAGGTCATCCGAACGATAGGCAGAAGGAATTCTTCTTATCTACCACACGCCACATTGGATATGGTGGAGCTCGTGGTGGTGGTAAGTCATGGGCCATGCGTAGGAAGTTCGTATTGCTTGCATTGAAGTATCCAGGACTTAGGCTGCTTTTGCTACGTCGTACACTGCCAGAACTACGTGAGAACCACGTATTGCCTCTCCTAAGCGAGCTAAAGGGATTGGCTAAGTATAAGGATGATGATAAGTCATTCACATTCCCTAATGGGTCGCGTATGAAGCTAGGGTATTGCGACACTGATCGTGACGTGTACCAGTATCAAGGCCAAGAGTATGATGTGATAGGACTTGAAGAGGCTACTCACTTTACTGAGTTCATGAGAGATTTCTTTGAGACTTCTAACCGTTCTACGCGTACAGACTTCAAACCTAGGATGTACTATACTTCAAATCCTGGTGGTATAGGTCATGCATGGTTCAAGAGGTTGTTTATAGATCGTGAGTACAGAGGTAAAGAGAAAACTGATAACTATACATTTATACCAGCTAAGGTATATGACAATCACGCACTTATGAATAGTAATCCTGAATATGTTGATACCCTAGAAAGCCTTCCTGATGATCAGAGAGAGGCTTTTTTACATGGGAATTGGGATGTGTTTGCTGGACAGTATTTCCGTGATTGGCGTAGAGATACACATACAGTTGAACCATTCGCAATACCAAGTCATTGGTTAAGGTTCGTAAGTATTGACTATGGTTTCAATGATCCATGTGCTATTTACTGGCACGCTGTCAATGACAGAAGGATCTACACATATAGAGAAATGTATGTTACGCAAATGAATGCTTCAGACATAGCAAAGAAGATCAAGGAACTATCAGGCAGGGAAACTATTGAGTACACAGTTGCAAGTCCCGATATGTGGCATAAACGAGGTACGGCGTACAGTAAGGACGGGGAAGTAAAAGGGGAGTCTATTGCTGAAATATTCATGGACAATGATGTGTGGTTAGAACGAGCTGACAATGATCGTTTGCTTGGATGGACACGCATGAGAGAGTACATGAAGATACAGCCAGATGGACAGCCGCTATGGGTGATATTCAACACATGTTCGAACCTTATACGTACGTTACCTCAGTTGATTCATGATGATAAACGTGTGGAAGATGTGTCAGATGGGTTAGAGGATCACGCCGCTGAATCATGCAGATACGGTTTAATGAGTCGTCCTGCAGCTGTACAAGGTATATCGGCACCACAACCACCGACGACATCAAAGTCAGTTGATTCACCTTTCTCAAAGAATGACAATGGCATATGGGTTCATGAGAGTGAAGTTGTAAGGGATGACGATGATGACTGGTTTAAAAAAGCCGGGTGGTGATGTGGTGTGGCTAGACTCGTACTCAAGTTTCAGTGTACTGATGGGTTAATGGTACTTGTACGCTCAACTGAGATATACGCCATATGGGAAGATCCTGACGATGGATTCACAGTTATCACACTAAGTAATGGACAGAACTACTTGGTTACTGCATCACTAGACACAGTAGAGAGTTCCATTAAGCGCATCACCATCAAGTACAGTCCAGAAGATCCATTAATGATTATACCGTTTGTGTAGGGTGGTGTAGGAATGGCTGGAGAGTTCTTCAAGAATGGGCAGATCAGTGTGCGAGTGAAGCTAGTTGATCCTGACTTCAGTGGACCAGTACCTATTGAGGTAGATGGAACACTTACCATTGACCAGATAACAGGTGTTGTGCATATCGAGGTAGACAATCCGATAGACATTGCGTCTATACCAAACCTGACAGTTGTAGGCATGCCAAACTTGACTATATCTGCACTACCGAATCTTAACATTGCCAGCATGCCTAGTATCACCATAGCGGACATAGTTAACCTGAACATAGATAGCTTACCAGTACTTACAGGTACGTTTACAGTGAGTACGGCAGTAACAGGGCTAACGTATACGATGAATCAAGTTAATGTGTCCAACGTGTCTGTGTCCGTATTGGCAGCTAATGCTAATCGCAAGCAACTTGTCTTGCGTAATCAACACTTGAGTGGGGATGTTTACTTCTTCTTTGGTACACCAGCCACATTGACGAATGGCATGTTGTTGCAGAATGGTGAATCATTCAAGCAACCTGATGCTGATGGATTTGTGTACAAGGGTGCTATAACAGCAATAAGTGCAAATGCTACTGCTAAACCATTGCTTTACATGGAGGGCGTATGATTAATCAGCCTCAGCAGGTCAGCAATGTGATGAGTAACTTTGCAGGTACTGTGTCAGGTAGGCCAAGGAAGATATATGCAGGTACAGCAGTGACAGATGGTGCAGGGATAGCAACCTTCTACGTGACACAAGACGGTACATCCACTGGCGTACCATTCATGAGCACGATAGAGGGTTTCTGGTCATCTACACTTAGTACTGCAGGCGTTGTAAACGTAGCAGACGTAATCAACTATGATATAGGATCGAACTTCGTTAGAGCGCGTTCTAGGCAGTTTAACGGGGCGTTAGTAATACTAGGACTATCCGTACTAGCAGTACCAACATTCGCAACAGGAGTAACAATATCATTCTTGGTATGGGGAGATTAGCATGTTAAATGCACTCATAAGTATTACATTATGTGCCGGGCTATTCGCTGCGGCTTTTTATGCTGCTCACTACGTTGTTCAGTTACGCCATATGCGTGATAACTTACAACATGATGTAGCAGAGTCGAAGATTGTCATACAGGCCATGGAAGACCGTATAGAACAGTTAGAGTTTGAACGTGATGATAGGTTGACTAAGTTCGAACATAAAGTGAGTGAACCATCATCCACTACAGGATGGAATGCATTCGAGGTTAGGAGGTGAGATGATTGGCAGATAAATCCGTTGACGTGATTGAGGAAGCTAGCGAGATAAAGGAAAGTGGACCGTATCAGACTGGTGATGAGTGGGAACTGGCCCAACGGGTACAAACACTATTCCGTGCAGCATTCGATGCTAAGAATCAGTTAGGACTCGTTGATCTGTGGAGATCATGTGATGATTATAAGCATAATAGGCAGAATCCAAAGCAGAGTGAAGAACATCCAGGTAGTGTAACGAACATTATCCATCCTAACATCGAAAGCCAGATTGCTGATTTAGTGGACAAGCCTTACTCCGTGGCAGTTAAGGGATGGGAGCCATCAGATGATATGTTTGCAGAACAGACAGCTAACTTGATGGACTTCATTATGTTTAGGAATCGTATGAAGCAGAAGTTAAACTTGGCTGAACATGACCGTTTAGAGCTTGGTACCGCGATTATTAAAGTGTGGTTTGATGATGATGAACTAGAAGGACGAGGATTGCCAAGGTTTGAGCCTGTTAGCCCGGCTAACTTCTTTCCAGATCCTAAGCTTCCGTCAGGACATCTCATACAAGAATCTGAGTTCCTTATACATGCAGTACCTAAGCCATTATCGTGGTTTCGTGAGCGATTCAAAGAGCGTGGTAAGTACGTAACAAGAGAAGTAGAGGTACCATATAATCCAGAAGCTACATTCACGGATGCCATGACGGATGAAGTGGAAACAGTAACGAGTGAAAAAGCATTACTGCTTGAGTGTTACATGAAAGATAGAGACGGGAAAATGTATTGTGTGTCTGTGGCTAATAGTATCGTACTAGAGGATAGTCGGAAGGTATTGAAGGGCAAGAAACTTCAACGCCGTAACCACTATCCTTTTGTTATGATCCCTTGTTACCCGCAGCGCGGTACAGCTTGGGGCATGGGTGATGTAGAACTACTAATGCCTACACAGGACTTGATCAATGAGTTAGACGATCAGGTACGTATGAATGCTCGTATGATGGGTAATCCGCAAGTAGTAATTGGAATGGGTGCAGGACGTGGCTTTGACTTCCGTAAATGGACGAATAAAGCAGGTCTCAGAGTTCCTATGCGTGACCAGAACGCGTTTAAGGTTGTGGAAGGTAGACAAGTATCACCTGATGTAATAAACAGGCGAGAGAAGGCATTCCAAGAGGCTGACTTGATCAGTGGTAGACCAGATGTGAACCGAGGACAGCAACCAGGAGCAGTAACAGCTGCATCTGCAATCTTGGCCTTACAACAAGCAGGTCAAAAGGGTGTTGTGCATAAGGCTGAGATGTTCAAAGAAGGTTGGTCCGATGTGCTAGAGCTACTCTTTGATGAGGTTTTAGAACATTGGGATGAGGAAATGTGGATTCGCGTAGATGGTGATAAGCCTGATTGGAAGTTTGTTAATCCTAAGCAGTTACGTGCAGTGCCTAGAATGATTCCAAATGCATTGTTTGGCATATTACCTGAGCAAGAAGCTATGGTAAATCTGCAGGATGAGACAGGAAAAGAGATTACAAGGGATGCACAGTTTGATTTGCGTCTTGATATGGGTAATGGATTCCCGAATGATAAGGCGTTCGCTTTCCAAATGTTCTTGGATATCTCGAAGATTTCCTATCCTGATGGTCCATTGATTGGTAGGGATGAAATGAGAGACTTCCTACGTAACAATGTGGGTATTCCACTGAAAGAAAATAACAGTAGGGGACAGCAAGAAATGTTGCAACAACAGATGATGATGGGTCAACCACCACCACAACCCGGTATGCAGCCTGAAATGTCTGCTCCACCACCTATGCAACCAGCAATGGTAGATCCAATGAACCAACAAGTACAAGCAATGAGTAATATGATGCCGAGTTAGAGGTGAAATGTATGGCACATCGTGAGATGACAGTCGATGAAGAACAGTTTTACACGCATGCACTAACGAATCACAAGTCAGATAGTGCTGTAGTAGCGTTTCTAAAGAACCAAGCGAAGTCAGGACAGGACTTACAACGACAAGCAGGTCATCTTCCTGTAACAGTCTGTTGCGAGGTTGTAGGCCTGTATCATAACAATGGTGTAATGTGCTGTAACTGTGGCAGATGGTCGCCTAGAGCGGCGTCCTATAAGCTGAAGGATCACATTAAGAGTGGGTTATACCGCTAAAAGGAGGTGATAACATGCCAACAAAAGGTAAAAGTGTAGGTCCTGGTGGTAGATCAACGCCGATGAAGTCATATCCTTACAAGTCTCATGGTCCAGGTGGTCCAGCTAACAGTAATGTGAGTACAACAACTAACCGTGGTTATGAGAAAGGTCGCACAGAGGGTTTGCGTACGAACTACAAACAAACTGCTAATGGTGCTAATAGCATGGCTGGTAGAAGCAATAGCCCTTTCAATTCCAGCACAACCTAACTGAGACCGAAAGGTCTCTTTTTCATTTGATGAAGAGCGTAGGAGGTGGTCTATTATGGCTGTTACCTTTACATTATTCGCAGGTGGAACTATAGACATAAGTGTTAATGATATCTACGACATTATCCGCAATGCTACTTTTTCAGTGCTTACAACACGTAGTCACGGGTCGTTCGCGATCGTTTTATCATAGATTCATCTGAACAGCAGATTGACGCGAGGGAATAGACCTTGATGGGCATGACAATTAGTGGGATGCCACCACTTACAATAGGAGGATTTACGATGACAAGAGACGAGTATCAAGCAGCAAAAGCCGCAGGACAAACGGGCATGATTCCACAAGAGACGGATGCCGCGCCTCAACAAGAACAACAAGTAATTGAGCAAGAAGAACATATCGAGTATGAACCACTTGGAAACGGTTTAGATGAACCTTATCCTCAAGAGGATGAGAAGGAAACGCCGATTGGTAATGGTTATGATGACGTTCCTGCTGAGCAAAAGACAGCGTTTCAGAAGGCTTTAGAACGTGAGCAAAAAAAGATTAGGGAGAAAGCTGAGAAAGAAGTCAGGGAATCCGTAGAACGTGAGTATTCGTCCTACAAAAAAGCCTTTGATGAGCTTGGTACAACTCCTGATCAACTGTTGGAAGCTGCTCAACGTTCTCGAGAGGAACAGCAAGCCAAAGAGATTGGATATGCCAATGGTTGGGATGAAGATCAAACCAAATGGTACTTGGAGAATCAGCGTAAAGATCGCGAACTGCAAGACTTGAAAATCTCTGTGAAGATCAATGACATGGCTGATTCACCAGAATACACGGGAATTAAAGCTATGAAACCGCAATTAACCGCGTTTATGCGTGAGAATCCACGTATGTCTGTTGAACAGGCTTATTGGGCGCTTGGTGGTAAAGCACGTATTGAACAAGCTTCGAGAGAGGCTGAACAGCGTGCGATTGCCAAACGTAGCGAGCAGAAACGTACAGTGGTAAGTGATGCGAACGTAGTTACACAACCAGGTGTACAGTTAACTAGCCAAGATGCAAGAGATGCTAAACGTCTTAATATGAGCGAAGCACAAGCTAAAAACTTACTTAAGGCCGATCAACAAGGGGCTTTCAAAAGCTTAAAAGAATTCCGAGAATGGAAATCCAAACAAAAAGCGAGGTAATTTATTATGGCAATCACGCCGCGTTATGTACGAAATTTAGATGGTAGCAACGATCCAGTAACAATCAAGGCATTAATTGGTGCCAGCCAAACAATCAATGAGGGTGACATGCTTCAGGTTGATATTGCCACTGGCCTTCTAGTTGTAGCAGTAGCTGCTTCTACAACAATCATTGGTGTAGCTGCTAAGCCAATTACAACTGGTGTATCACCGACAGCACAAGATAACATTCCAGTCAATCTCATGAATGTAAAAGGTGGTATCTTCCGTTTGCCTGTAACTGGTGGTCCTGTAACACAATTGTCTGTCATGTCATCGACATTGTATGACATCTCCAATAAAACAACGCTTAACTTTGCAGATACAACTGGCGGTATGTTCCGTATCGTAGCGTTCAACAACACACTTGGCACAGCCGATGTGACGCTTGTTACTGGCGTATCCTAAAACCTTGAAGGCGGTGGCGATATGGCAGCCCGATTTCTAACACGTATAGACGGGCGAAACGCACCAGTTCAAATACCATTTCAAGTTGGTCTAAGTCAGACTATCAATATTGGTGACATGGTGCAGATTGACCCCGTTACAAAGTATCTTATTCTCGCTACAACTGATTCTACAACATTAGTTGGCGCTGCAGCTCAGGCCATCACTACGGGACCTGTCATCGATCCAGCGGCTGTTATTCCAGTGAGAATGTTCTATGATTCATTATTCCGTATCGATTACTCAACAGCTGGCGTAAAAACTAGCTTTGATAACACTGATCGATACATCACAAAGTTCAACTTACTTAACGAAGAGCAGATTGACCCAGACAATATTGTCGATGGGCAATTTGTTGTTTTTGCTTTCGATAATATCAACTTTACTGTTGATTGCTACTGCTCAATTAATCTACTAAAACGAAGCGACTAAGGAGTGATTTTCCATGCCAATGAATACAGGTAATTTTGGGAATTTATACGAAAGACGGATTGACGAGGCTTTTTTCGAAGGTTGGGATGAAACTCCAGAACAATATTCCCGTACCTACCGCGATATTGACGCTGTAACGAATAACCGTACGAAACAAATCATTGCAGGTACTGGCGCTTGGGAGAAATCAGGCGAGAACGTGAATCCAACAGAACAACGTTTCAAACTAGGGCCATTGGTATTCACGCAGTTCGACATCTTCAAATCAGAAGTCATCATGTCCAAAGAGCAAATCAATGATGAACTATGGGATGAAGTTGTCAACATGTCAAAAGATAGCGGTCATGGTGGACGTCAAACGGTAGAGGATGTTGCAGCACTATACTTCGAGGAAATGTTCACCAATGCCCTTTCAACAGGTTATGATGGACTGTCTACTTTTAACGATGCTCACCCTAACTTTGGTGACAACGGCGGCACACAGGACAACTTAACAACTGGTGCATTGACGGATGGTAACTTGAAAACAGCAATCATCTTGTTCCGTAAACAAAAGGACGAGAACGGGAAGAAAATTTCCTCAATCCCTAACAAGCTTACTGTACCGCAATCTTTGCAATTTACCGCTGCTACAATTCTCCAATCTGCGCTACAAGCTGGCGTAGCGTTGAATGATAAAAACGTATTGCCTAACATGGAGCTGGTAGTCAACGACTATTGGGATCTGTACACTCAAACGTCTTGGATTCTTTCTGGTCCTCAGCACCAGTTGCAAATGATTTGGAGAAACCGTCCTGAGTTCAACAAGTACCCAGTGATGAACAAAAACGGTTCCCAATCTTGGTTGGGTTATGCACGCTTCCAGCCGAGAGCGGAAAATTGGAGGCAACTCGTAGGTTCCAGAGGTTAATAAATAGAGAGCAGGTGTTCATTTTGGCTGGAACATACGGCAAACCAGATTATGTACCACCTTCAGGCCCAGTTGATTTCGAAAAGCTCTACATTGGTGGAGTTGAGATCAAGGCTGGCGGTAGTGGTAAAGTGATGAACAATGTTAAAGCATTGGACATTAAGAAGGAATTAGACGTAGTTACTGTAGCTAAGACGTTGAATTCTTTGTTGTACGAGCTTAAACAAGCAGGATTAATGAGTGAAAAGTAATTAAACGAGCAGGGAGTGTAAAAGCTTCCTGCTTTTTTTATATGTGGAGGTCAATTGTGGGACATTTCGAAGGAATTACACCAGAACAACGTTGGAAAAATGATGTTTTAGAAGAGCTACAAGCGATTAGAAAGATATTAGAACGACAAGAACCCACACAAGTTGGATCAGATAAAAAAGAAGATAAGCCCCGTATGGGTAGACCGCCATTAAAGAGGTGATTAATCGTGTTAATTGTTAACCAATCCGCATTTGACGTATTCACAGCAACACCTTCTAATACGACTACATTCGCTCAACCAGCACGAGGCTTCTATATCGGAGATGGTGCAGTGCAGGACGTTGCTATTCGCACTCAGGGTGGTCAAGACGTGACTTTAGTAAGTCTAGAACCGGGTATCATACATTGGTTCGCATGCAAGCAGATTAGAGCAACAGGCACGAGCGCAACAGATATCAAGATCGTGTACTAGGAGGGTAGTCATGGAAATTATTAATCAATCTGCATTCGATGTTCTCCCTGTCACACCATCTAATACAACAGTTTTCAATGAACCTGCGCGAGGTTTTATTGTTAGTGATGCTTCGCAAGCTGATGTTGAAATACAAACGTTAGGTGGACAAAACGTTACTTTAGCTAACTTAAAAACGGGTGTGATTCACTGGTTTTCATGTAAACAGATTCGCACAGGAACAACAGCAAGCAACATATTCATTGTGAAGTAGGTGAGTTCATGCCAACAGTAAGTGAAATCGTATCAGGACAAATAGGAAATACATTGTCGGCCATCAGGAATTGGCGGGGTGCAATTTATAATGTAAAAGAATACGGAGCTAAAGGGAATGGAGTTATATCAGACCAAACCTTTATTTCCGATGCAATCGATGATGCTCTTGCAGCTGGTGGAGGAATAATTTTTTTTCCTGCGGGAACATACTTGATGTCTGGAAACATAATTTTCCCAAGTAATGTAACTGCGTGGTTCGCCAGTGGAGCAAAACTTAGTTTGAATAACTTAGTGACGGCAACATTTAACGGGTACATTGATGCAGGATATTACCAAATTTTCAGTGGACTAGGAACAACGATTTTGAGTAGTATGCGCAATGAATCAGCACATGTTGAATGGTGGGGGGCACTAGGTGATGGTGTCACCAATGATTCTCCAGCTTTTCAAAAGGCGATAAATGAGGCAAATGTTATTAAGTTTAGACCCGTTGTATACTTCATAGGAACAACCGTTATCGTTCCACAATTTAGAGATTTACAATGGTTCGGATCAGGTTTCAGAGTAACAATATTTAAAATTGCTAACAACATTATTGGTTTTAATTATCTAAGAAACAGCGCCTTCGGTGGCACAACATGGACGTTAAAAGATGTACAGATTGTCGAAAATATGCTGAGTAAGACAAGCATAGGAATTAGTTTTAAGGGTATTCTTGGATTCCATGATAACTGGATCAATATCACAGACTACACTGTAGCTGGATTTCAAATAGGTTTCGACCTTGGATTCTGTGGAAATGCCAGGTTTACGAGCGGAGTTGCTCAAGCAAATGATGTTTGTTACTTTCTGAATAGAGACACATCATTCATTTGGTTTGATAAATGTTTTAATTTAGATAATAACTATTTCATTTACGCTGATGATCCAACTCCTGATGGTCTTAGTAATGGGATTTTTATAAACAAATGCACAAGTGTTTTTGCGGCGAAAATAGATATAAGAATTGTTGGTTGGCAAACAATCTTCATAACAGATGGAGGTTACGACCTCGGAGGAACGGCAACCTTCCAAGATTCATCAATGTTTTTTGGTAAATGTACAGAAGTGACAATAACGAATATTTGGATAGCTAGTAACATTGTACTTTCTCCAAATCGTGAAGGTATTGAACTTAGCGATACACACACGGTTAGCATTAAAGGATGCTCTATTGTAAACAATGTAGCAGGTATTAAAGCATTAGGTAATGCATCATTCAGTACCGGAATGGTCATTGATGGTAATAAATTTGAAAACAACACGACGAATGACATTGTTTTTCTCGCAAACATAACAGGTTCTAAAATCGTAAACAACCATTCGAGGAGTCTCCCGAGCAGGACAGGGACAAATTTCGAGATTTATGTAAATACTCCTGGAACTGATTACAACGTGATTAAAATGAACACATTTAGAGGAACGACATTCCCAATCCCAAGTGGGGTAAACTCAATTATTAATGAAAACATATTCGGGATTGGCTTCTAAAATAATTAGTTAGCTTTGTAAAAGAGGTGATCCAATGCCAACGAGACAACAAATACTAAATGATGTGAATTTGAGGTATAGGAATACATTCACGACAGATCAAAAGAATGTATGGGCCAATGAAGAGGAACTAGAATTATTTGAAGTATTTGAAATAGATGCACCTCCATACGCATTTACAACTGTAGCTGGAGAGGAATTATATCCGATTCCGCAAGAAGTAGACATTGATAAAATAAAAGTTGTTACTTACCAGATGACAGATTCAGCATTACCGCCTCCACCTGTATTTAGAGAGGTACGTTTCAAGCGTAACGATGACAATGAGTTTGTAGGGCAAGCTGATTTATGGTACACCATTATAAGTGATGCGTTTTATTTTAATATCCCAGGTGGTTCTTTAGATGACCGGGTTATTTATATTTACCATGATAAAGACCCGCAAGAATGGAATACATCTAACTTATCTTCATCACCTGACACACCAACAAGATACCAAGAAATTCTTAAACTAGGTATATTGAAGAGAATATGTGCTGCGAGGAAAGATGCGCAAATGCAGTCCAACTATGATGCAGAGTATGAACAAAAAATTAACGAACTCATGTGGAGAATGAAAATGTCAGAACCAGAATTCATAACTCCAGTAGACTTTATGCCTTCCAGTCCGCGTTTGTACCGAGGAACAAATTGGGGGAGATGGCCTACTACTTCACCATAAATATGTTATAATATTGAGTGAGGGATAGTCCGGCCAGACGAAATCACAGAACTCTACTGTGTTTCCCTTATTTCCAATAATAGAGAACACTAAGAGGGTGTTGAAATGTCGACTTATAATTTTATCGATTTAACAGGTATGACTTTCGGAAGATTAACTGTTATTAAATTAACAGATAAAAGATCCACATGGTTATGTAAGTGTATATGTGGTGAAGAAAAATATATTTTAGGAAACAATTTGAGAAGAGGTTTAACTAAATCTTGTGGATGTCTTAGGAAAGAAAACTCTTCAGAATTACACGTTACTCATGGGAAAACAAAAATAAAAAGAAGTTCAGAATATAATACGTGGACAAATATGATACAGCGGTGTACAAATCCTAAATACACTAGTTATATTGACTATGGTGGAAGAGGTATAACGGTTTGCAAAAGGTGGGAGGATTTCGAAACCTTTTTTGAAGATATGGGAAAGAAACCAACATCTAATCACTCATTGGATAGAACTAACGTCGATGGAAATTATGAACCAAATAATTGCAAATGGGCAACTTTGGAAGAACAAGCGAGAAACAAACGTTTTATCAGAAATAAAACGGGATATAGGGGAGTTTATTACCACCGTAAAAAAAGAATATGGCAGGCGAGCATAAGAGTTGAAGGAAAAAATATTAGTCTAGGGTATTTTAAAAATCCTGAAGAAGCTTCAAAAGCTAGAATGGATGGGGAAATAAAATACTGGGGTAAGCCATCCTAATGGATGGCTTTTTTATTTGGGGGTGATTAATATTGCACAGTGGAGAGCATTGCCAAGTAATTTACAAAGAAGAGCTGTAAATGATTTTAAAGATGGAGTAGATCAATCAACCAGTTCATTTTATACTAGTGAAAATTCAATGACATCTGGATATGGTTGGGATTTTGATATATTTCCTGGTTTGGCCACAAGAAAAGGCCGTACAAACTATGGTACTAGTGGTGGTGCGATTACAAGGCTACTCGCTAACTTCGGTAACACTCACCTAGTGCGTGGAGTAGGAACTCAGCTCGAGTATAACAGCGCAGGAACTACTTGGACTAACATAGGTGGTACATGGGCCAATGCTGATTGGGATTACACGAATTTCGATATTATGGGTCCTGCACTAATACTCGTTAATGGTGTTAACCCTTCAAAGTACTGGACAGGATCCACACTCATTGATATTCCACAGATGCCAGTGTGTAAGTACGTGGCTTCAGATAACCGAAGAGTATATACGGCAAACAAGGCGGGTGACTTAGATACCGTCTTTTTTTGTGCCTTCCAAAACGCATTGGATTGGACAACTCTTGAAAATAGTGGATTTGTACAGTATTACACAGCTAATGGTGGACCTATTACGGGGTTACACGCTTTCCAGGGCCAAATATGGATATTCAAGCGTGATAGTTACGCTATATTGTTCCACACAGGTGATTCACGTGCTACACACCGTCTCGTAGAAGGATCTAATGACATCGGATGTGTGCAGTACAGGACTATTGTAGAGGTAGATGAGCTACTTATATGGCTAGGTGCAGATGATGTCTATGTAGGCGCTGGTGGAGCTGCTAAAGCTATAGGGCAACCAATAAGAGGTGTGCTTCAGAATATTAACTTTGCTGCTATTGAAAATGCATGTGCATGGACAGATGATCATCGTTATTACCTATGCGTTCCTACAGGAGCGAATACACAGCCTGACACTGAGCTTGTATATGATACGCGGTACCGTAAATGGCATATCCGTAACATTGCATTAGGTGGTCTGAGATACGCGGCTGTACTTAATAGTGGACCATTCGCAGGAGACGCGTCAGGACAAACATTTAAGCTCCAAGATGGCTACACCGATGCAGGAGCAACAATTAACTGGCAAGTCACTACACGCCCTTACTATGATGGTGTGATGGAGGCTGAAAAGGAATTGTATGAGATGCATATACAAGGATTGATCAACACGGGTACAAGCTTAACTGTCCATGTAAGTCCTGAAGCTGAACGTGATGATGCATGGTTGTTAATTGATACACAGAATACAACGGCAGCAGACAATGTCACACAGAATAGGAACTTAATTGTTCCACTTGATGTGGTGCCGTTAACGAACTTCTATAGATACCGCTTAACAGGTACAGCACTTGTAGAGATTCAGCAAGTACAAAGATATTCAAGGATTCAACCAGTTCAACATTAGGAGGATTACAATGCCTATCCCTAATATTAACCAACTTCCACCGGATCCTTCGTTTGGTGATGTGGCTAATCGCGTAAATCGACTCGTGCAAGAAATTACCCAACTCATGCTCTCGCTAGATAGTATTAACGTGACTTCGTTATCAGCTGGTACAGTAATAGTTTATGACTTAGATGGTGGACCGGGGACAATTACGTTGACTAAGGATGGAATGGTCATCAACAACGGTACAACCAATACTTTCACCGTGGATATTAACGGTAATGTCGTTATGACATCTGCTCTTGTTCGTTCATCAGCGGGATTCCCAAAAGTAGAATTGAACTCAGGTTCGAATCTACTTGGAGCATATCAGACGGCAAATGAATCGATCAGAATTAATCCGAACAGTTCCAGTGGAGATCCTGAAATTGTATTTTTCCACGGAGGATCGACTAAGGGGATTTTTAAATACCTATCACCAGATATATTACTGATTACTCCGACAGGTGCGGCAAGTATAACATTAAGCTCTGGAGTAACATTGAATTTAGGTGCAACAAATCTAGTAAATATAGATTGCGCGGCATTACGAATAAATGGACAACTAGGTCAAAGTGGAACTGTATATGTGTCGGCCACTCCCGGAGGCGTTGCAAATGTGCCAATTAACTTCACCGACGGCATACGCACCCCTTAACAAAATACTAAATGTGCCTTATACTGGTGGAAAATGGTAGAGGATGGGTATTCGTGAAAAAATTCATATTAGGTTTTTTAGTAGGAGTCTCAATTACCGCGGCTGGATCTGTTTATGCTGATGAGGGATTACAGAAGATTGAAGCTTATCTAAGACCATCATTACCAGTAACTATGAACGGTACGGCAGTGAAACTATATAATCCACCTGTTATGGTAGATGGCAGCACTTATCTAAAACTTCGTGACGTAGCCGCTGTGACAGGGATTACCGTTAACTGGAATGAAACAACTCAGACCGTTGAATTGAACAACAAAGGAGTCAATGATGTGCCTCAAACCACTACAGAACCAACTCAAATAAATGATGATTTAGTAAATAAAATAGATGATTTGAAGAGGAAGATTAGAATTGCTCAGGCTAACATTGATATTTTCAATTCTGAAATAAAGGGAAATCCATCTTTGAAATCACAGTATCAAGCAACAATTGATGAATTAACATCTAAGATATCATTGTATGAAGAACAATTAACTGAACTACAAAAGTAAGCACCTTCGGGTGCTTTTTTAGTTGACTCTCATTCCTCTTTGGTGTAATATTGGTGTATATCTTACATCAAAGGAGGAAGAAATGCGTAGAACGTCAATAACTGTTCCACCTGAAATTGATAAAATTGTGGAAGAGTACCAAAAGAAAAATGGAATTACGACATGGGTTGCAGCATTGTACGAGTTAGCACGAAAAGGAAATGAAGCAAGTAAATAAAAAACCGCTCCCATCGTAGTCTGGCAGGACTAGGGAACGGTTAAACTTTCGGGCAATGCCCTAACTAGATTATACACCAAAGATATGCATCAACGCTAGGATGTTGCCTCCAAAATCAGGAGGATAACAATGGAAACTTTAATGGGATTTTTAGAAAATAGTATTAAAAAGAGAATCGACTACTTGAACGAAACTGTAGATCGTTCACCAGAATTCGTTGATATGATAATCGAAAACGAAGAAAAGTTTCAATTATTGATAAATGTTATCCCTTATGAGTATAGAGAAGTGCTCTTAGGTATATATTCTAACTTTTGCGCTCAAATTGCTGATGCCGAGGATGTTTACTATCGTAAAGGTTTCTCCGATGGTATGCAATTACAGCAAGAGATAAATGGACTTGGAGGGAGGAAATGAAACATAAATATGAAATTAAGGGAGATATTTCAATTATCTACCTTGAATCTAAGGATGTTACTCACGAAGTTTTGATTGATACTGAGGACTTAGAAAAAGTAAAAATATATAGGTGGAATATTAATTCTAAAGGTAAAAATAATAGAACTTTATATGTTTCTGCTTACAAAAAAGAAAACAGAAAAAACGTTTTCATAACAAATTTACACAGATATATTATGGGTTTGGAAAAAGGAAATAAACTTGTAGTTGATCATATTAATCATAATGGTCTAGACAATAGAAAAGAAAACTTGCGTATTGTTACTGTTGCAGAGAATGCTCAAAATCTTATATCTGGAAAGAGAGGAAGTAGGACAGGAGTAAGAGGTTTAAGTTGGAGTAAGTCTTTGAAAATGTGGCAAGTGCGAATTCATATAAATAAAAAATTACATCACTTTGGTTATTTTCATGATTATGATGAGGCACAAAAACTGGCTGAAACTGCGTATTCCAAACTAATGCCTTATTCAAAAAATAGTAACCCTGATGTAGTAGAAGAAAATTTTCTTAATGAAATTATTAAACTGAAAAGAAAAACTCCAAAAAGAAACAACAAGAGCGGTGTCAGGGGAGTTAGCTTTGTTACTGCAAAAAAAATGTGGAAAGCAGAACTTCAAATTAATAAGAAACGTTTCCAATTTGGGCTTTTCGAAAGGTTAGAGGATGCTAAAAAGGTAATTGATGCTATTAATAATGGTGAAGATCCACACAATTTTATAAAATTAAACTAATTATAATAAGTCGCCAATAGGCGGCCTTTTTTTATTGAAGGAGGGAAAAAATAATTATGAATGACGCGTACACAACTCCTATTAGAGCATCGCTAATGCAAAAAGACCCTACTTTAAAGTTTGAAGATATTACTTTCGATCCTAATAACCAGAATGTTTCTGTGAGAGGGAAGTACTTTACTACTTCTCCGCGCAACTACTCAGGCACGACCTACACTAGCCCTACACAGTTCGAGAATGATTGGCAAAAGTTCTCCCAACCTACACAACCGGTTCAACCAGTAACACAACCTACACAACAACCTAGTCAAATCAATTATAACAATCAGTTTAACGATATTTTTAAGCAACTACAGCAACAAATAACAGGGCCGCAACAACCTACAAACGTGTACAATACTCCTCAGTATCAAGCGTACGCCGCGCAATCAGCACGTAGGCAGAATGAGGGGATACGTTCAGCGCAAGAGGCGCTAGGGTCATCAGGGTTCGGTAGATCGTCAACACTAGGCGAACGTGCAGGACGTATTGCAGGTGATGAGCAACAATTCCTTGAAACGCAAGTAGTTCCTCAGATCCTAGCACAACAGGAATCGCAGAAACAGCAGCAGTTGCAGAACTTAATGGGGCTATTACAACCATTGTTCCAGCAACAACAATTTGGCGAACAGACAGCACAAAATCGTGCTCAGTTAACTGGATCATTTATCCCACCTGAAGCACAGTCTGCTATCGATCAGATTCTAGGATTGAAACGCCAGGCAGAGCAACAAGGAGTAACACAGGACCAATTGGCAGGATATCGTAGTCAAGCTGATACATTGCGTAGTCAGTTACAAAGATTGGGTATCGATCCTAACTTTATTAGTGCTGATGTAACATCAACAGATGTAAATACACCTGCAGGATTACAGACACTTGAAGCTAGACAATTGGATCGTAGAAACTTTGAATCTGACCGTCAATATGAGTTCGCTAAAGGCCAGCAAGAATGGGAAAACAATCTTAAACAAGATCAGTTCAATGAAAATAAAGCTCAGCAAGCGTGGGAGAATGCTTTTAAAGATAAAGATTTCCTCCAAAGCGTGAACGATGCTGCAGCATCAAGAGGATTGCAGTGGGCCAGCTTAGATCAGAGATCAAAAGAGTTCGTAGCAGATCAAGCTTTCCGTGAGAAGCAATTTGAGTTCGAGAAGGAACAAGCATTAAATAAAGCTCAAACACCAAATAAGAATGAATTAGAAGCTGACTACGTTTCAGGTTTTGATGGACTTACACCTGATATGCGTAAAAAAGCTTTCGCAGAAAATAAAGCAGCAATAATAAAAGATCTTGGTAAATCAGGTTATGACGCCCTGTATAAATCTTATTTCGATGAAGATGGAGATCCTAGATAGGGGTGAATTGAATGCCAATTGATTTCGGTAAATACGGTGGTACCAGTTCATCCAGTAAAAATAAAAAGGATAAGTCTAGTGTTAGTGTAGATTTTTCTAAATATCAAGGATCACCGTCCAGTACATCTGCATTCGATAGACCTGTACGTCCGACTCAGATCGAAAATACACCATCCAGAAGGCCTATAAATGGACCTGTAGAAATGGATGAATCACCTGCAATGGATATTGAAACAAGGGCAAGAAATATTCCTGTGCTTGGAACAATTCTAAAAGGATTGGATGTTGCAGGAGAGAAAATTGAACCTGTTGCTAACGTATTACGATCATTTTATCTTCCAGGTGCAGGCGTTGCTAATCTTGGTGGTCTTACTGGAGCAGCAGATAGTCTTGTTGCTAAAGCCCTACCTAAACTTTCATCTTCAACTATAGGTCGTATTGGTCAGAAAGCAGCGAGTGAAGCAATTGTAGGAGCTCCATTAGGCGCTGCACAGCAACAGGTTGTTAATCCAGAATCAAGTACTGGTGAATTGCTAAAAGGAGCAGCATTTGGTGCTGGTGGCGGTGCTCTTTTAGGTGGTTTAGGTAAAACTGGATTAGAAGCACTACGTTTCGGTAGAGATTCCGCTGAATCCTTAGCTCAAAATGCTATTAGAAACGTAGCAGAGAACAAAAGGACAGTGACATCACCGTTTGTTGATGGATCACCTACTAACCCAATAGCGCAAGGATACACAAAAAATGTGGGTAAAACTTTTACTAATGAGCCTCTGATATATGAAGAACCTCCTGTAACGCGAGCACAACCATTGGAACAACCGCGAGGTTTCGCTGAAACATTAAGGGAATCTGATAAAACACCTAGTGAATTCAAAGATAAATTAAAATCATTGTACACGCCTATCACGAATGAAGAAACTGTGTTGAAAGCAAATGATAGAATAAAGAATAATATTGAAGAAGCAACATCATTTGTCTTAGGAAAAGATCGTTTCAGTGCTGAGAAAGCCGCTACGGCACAACGTTTGATCGATCATTATAATGGTCAAGGTAACTATCAACGTGCCGTTGACATTGCTGATAAAGTGGCTGAAGAAGCTACAAATGCAGGTCAATCGATACAAGCATTATCATTGTTTAATAGGCTTACACCAGAAGGTGTGTTGATTAGAGCTCAACGTATTGCTCGGAAAACCAATGAGTCTCTACCTGTTGGTGCTCAAGAAGTTAAAGTAACTACTGAAGTAGCAAAAAATATCACGGATTTAGCTACCGTTACTCAAAAAATGACAGGCGTAAAAGATTTAGCTAATGATGTTTTTAATATTCTCGAACGCGCTAAGACTGGCGAGAAATTGAGTGAAACAGAAACATCCGTGTTGAAGAGATTTGTACAGGAATCAAAAAAGTTCATACAGGAGACGAGTAGGAAACCGAAGCCACCACGTGCTCCACAACCTATTAAAGATACTCGTGTTCGTGACAACGTAATTTCATTCTTGGAACAGAAAGAAAAAGAAGCCATAGAAAGACGTAATGGCAGACGAAATAGATTTAACTCTACTCCACTAGATGAATGGGCAGATATGGCTATCATTGGTGCAGCTAAGTTAGCTCGTGGAACAGTGAAATTTGCGGACTGGTCTGAACAAATGGTGCGTGATCTTGGTGAAGATATTAGGCCGCAACTTGCTAACTTGTATGAGAGAGCTCGTGAAGCATTTGAACAAACATCCAAGAAAGTTACTACTCAAACGATTGATAAAGCTGAAAAGTTGACTGAAAAAGTTATCAAGGATAAAAACTTATCTGAAGATGAAGCAGATTCCCTAAGAAACTTAGCTAAAAATGTATCTTCGTTGTCTGGAGATGAGAAGCGACTTGCTTCGCAGGATCTTCAAGTCATACTCAAAGGGTTAGATCAGCCTTCGGTACTTAAGAAAATAAGCAGCGCACAGACACAAGCGCAACTGTTAAATCCTAAAACACAGGTCCGTAATGCTTTAGGTAATGAATTATTTTATCGAATTGAACGACTTAATAAATTGATCGCTACGCCTATCGATGTTGCCCGGTCAAAACTAACTGGTGGAGATCGTACAGTTACGTTTAAAACGAATAACCAGGGTGATTATTGGCAGAACTGGATGCGCGGATTAAAGGCAGGTTGGAAGGGTGCTAACGTTAACGGTTTAGAGACACAGTACGACCTTTCAAGCCCTGCATTTAGAAGTAAGTATAATCCGTTGACCTACACAGAGAAAGCCTTAGGCGCGGCATTAAAGTCGTTTGATACTGCTGCATATATGCGTGCTTATAACGATACATTGGGTGAGCAAGCTACACTTCGAGCGATTAATGAAGGTAAAGGCGCAGACAAACAATTGATTGAAAAATATATTCGTGAAGCAGACGATAACATTATCAATATTGCTAACGAATACGGTAAATACGCCACATTCCAAGATAATAATGCCATTTCAAAAGGATTAACTGCACTCAAAAAAGGTTTAAACGTAGGTAAAGAATTTGGTATCGGTGATTTGGTGCTGAAGTACCCGAAGACTCCAGGTGCATTGCTTATGCGAGCGCTAGAATACTCACCTGCGGGATTCGTTAGAAGCGCAGCCATTGCAGCTCGCCCATGGTTAAAGAAGGAAGTTAACACTGCTGAGGCAACACAGGCATTAAGCCGCGCAATCATCGGTACTTTCGGATTATCTGGACTTGGCTACTTCTTGATTGATAAAGGTGTGTTAACAGGCCAAGCAAGCAAGGATAAGGACGTACGTGATTTACAAAGATCTGCTGGTCAAGGACAGTATCAAGTTAACCTGTCAGCACTTGCTAGATTAGCGAAAAGTGGATTTGATCCTGCTGCAGCTAAAACGAGAGAGGGTGACCAATTGTATACGTATGATTGGGCTCAACCTGTTTCTGTTGCTGTATCTTTGGGTGCTAACATTAAAAAGAATATGAGTGAAGGTAAACAAAAACTATCTGGACTACCTGGAACAGCATACAACAGCTTAGAAGGAGGTTTGGGAACTCTTACTGAGCAATCCGTATTATCAGGTATCAAGAACGCCGCACAAGGTTACCCAGGGCAAACAGTAACAGATAAGATCATTGATATTCTTTCAACGATTCCTTCGTCATTCGTACCAACCGCAGCTAACCAAGCAAGACAGCTTGGAGATAATGCGAAAAGAGAAACATACTCACCTAATAAACTTGACCAATCTTTGAATCAGGCACGCGCAAAAATACCTGGACTAGCAGGGAATTTGCCGCAGCAGTTTGATACACTTGGAAGACCTAAAACAACTCAACAAAAAAATAGTCCGTTCAATGTTTTGTTCAACCCTGGTACATCAAGTAAGTACGAATTGTCTCCTGAAGCAAAATTGATCGTAGATTTGATCAATGAAAGTGGAGATGAATCAATTGCTCCACGTGTACCTGGTAAAACGATTACCGTTGATGGTCAAAGTGTCAAATTAAATGGTGACCAGTTCGCAAGGTTACAAGAATTACAGGGTGAAGAAACTAGAAAAGCAATAAGCAAAAAGGTAGGCACGACAGCTACATCTAAATCTTTAATCAAGCGCGTTGGAGATATTAATACAGAAGCTGGTGTAGCAGCTCGTAAACAACTCGTGAAAGAATACCCAGAATTAAAGCCACCAAAACAAGCCACTCGGTAACGGGTGGTTTTTTACTTTTATTAGGAGTGATGAAATTGATTGAAATGGACGAAAGCGAAGGGAATTTAGATAAACCAGTGAAATGGTGGGAGCTACTCGACAACACAGAAACGTTCATACGATTCCATTACAGTGACATTATGGAGCATGGTAGTGATGAACTAAAGAATGCTGTTGAGATTATTTTAGGTGGCCACAAACCAGGGGTATATACAAAGGAGGCATGAGGAGAGTGAAAAAATTTAATAAGCAACTGATCATCCCAATACTTACACTACTCGCGTTAATCGCGAAGCAAATGTTTCACATCGACATACCAGATGCAGCCATAGACTTGGGTGCTGATTTAATAATGGGTGCGATATCCCTTGCAGGTTTCTTTATCCACCCACATGTAACAGAGACAACACAGACAGGAGGCACGACCAATGGGGCTGCGGAACCTATCTATACCATCGAAAATAACAAGTAACTTCGGAAATGTACAATATCAAGATGTAACGGATTTATTGCCTAAGAACCCTAAAAAAACATGGGCACAGTTGGCTGGAGTAAGAGATATAAATAACCTGACTACGATAGGTCTACATCATGATGCCATTCCTAAATCAAAGAAATTAGGAAAAACTGATATGCAATTAATGTCTGAGATTGCGACTACACATATCAATAATACAGCTTATGACGATGATCCTAACATTCCAATTGGAGAGGGTGGAATACCATATCATATCTTTATTCGCAACGGACGCATTTACCAATGCAATGACCTACTAGACCGCATATACGGTATATCTAATAACAATGGTTATACAGTGCATATCGTTGTTTCAGGAGATTATTTCAATTATGATACACTTACCGATGGAGATCGTAATGCTCTTTATGCTGCTATTCTTATGGTTATTGATGTATTACCTAACTTCAAGGAAATTAAATCGCATGGAGAATTGAATCCAACTAACTGCCCGGGATATGACATAAACCGTGTGCGTAGTGACATTAAAAATATCCAGATGAAGATAGAGCGAGATAAGACGTTAGAAGCTCAAATAGAACGTTGCTTCGCTGTAAAGAATCAAGCTACGTATATGTACAACCTAGCCCAGCAGAGTGACGGAGACGGTGCGTGGGCAAGATCGTGGTTAGACTCCGTACATTCCATCATGAAAAGCCAAGGATTGCTATAATACGACTAAGGTTCCTATTATTCCTCAAAGGCATAAATTATGCTTGCGTAGAAGTATTACGCGAGGTGATAACGTGCTAAAAAATCGACTAAAGGACATACGCCACGATAAACGAATGAACCAAACAGAATTCGCAGCCTACCTTAGTATCACCCAGCACCAGTACAACCGATACGAGAACAATAAGCAGGCTCCTACATTAGAAGGTGCTCTGCTAATCAGTCAACGTTTGTCTATGCCTGTAGAGCATATATTTTACCTAGACAGTAATATTAATGCTTCAGAGGCATAAAATTAACCATAACCCAAAAGGGAGATGGTATCATGAAATTCAACACAGGTAAAAACGATTGGTCGGATCCCGCAGCATGGATCGTCGTAGTCGGTGGCGTACTCTTATGTATCGGATGGTTTATGCTATGGCTGTAAAAATATCATTAGCTCTGCAGCGTATCGGTGAGCTCCACTTACTGAGTAAAAAACGTAGCTTAACATTTAATGAGATAGTTGAGCTAAATCACTGTCTGAGTGCCAATAGTGATTACTGGCTACGCATGGCCTATCTCGAGAATTGGAGTCTTCTCCACTACATGATCGATGATTTCGACGCAGTGCAAACCGTATGCCAAGAAATCGAGAGAATGAAAGAAAGCCTTCACTATTAAGTGAGGGCTTCTTTTACTTCAATCAATTCTATTGTATCTCCACAATCCATTAAAGGAAATTCACTGTCACAATGCTCTTGAATAAATGAGGACCTATTGCAGTCACATGAGAAGTTACCTTCTGTCCAAATATAATCACCGTGGAATTCTAGGTCGTTAGTAAATTCGTACTCTGTATCACTAAACTTGAACTTAACATATGTACCCATCATATCCGATCCTTATATACACTATAAAATTTCAAAGCTCGTTCAACTTCTTCTTTACTAGGTGTATGAGCTTCTTTCCAATCCAAAGCTTGTGCAGGATCTAATGACTTAACAAAATGTTTAGTACGTATTGCATGCACATCAGAATTATATTGCATAGTAAGTTCGGTTGCAGATAATATCCGTTCTTCCATCGTATCCGTCTCCTTTTATATTCCTTACTTCTATTATACAATAAAAATAAAAGGTTGTGTTATTTTGCGTAGTATACAAACATCAGCAGA